CGGCGCCTTCGATGTCGTCGCATCGTCATCTCCGAAGCCCCGGGCCATCGCGACCCGGGAGGGTGGGGTGGGTCAGTTGAGGCGCAGCGCGTGGTAGGTGACCACAAGCTCAGAGGTAATCTCGACGTGGACGGCCACCTTATCGGCGCCTCTCACGATCACGGTCGTCTCCCCTTCTTCGCTGAAGGGCCCGAACGGATCTACGCGGTTGGCCCATTCGAGCGCGGCCGCCTCCACGTCGGGGGAGTCGATCTCGTGCTGCTTGTCGCCATCTTCGGTTGTCACGGTGTAGATCACGGGGTCTCCGAAGCCCCGGCCGACCTTTTGGCCGACCGGGGCGGTGTGTCAGTTGAGGGTGCCGCCGCTGTCGCCGGTCGCACCGTCGAGGGGCCAGCCGCCGTTGCAGGGGTTGCCGTGACCGGTGGGGGTACAGGAAATGCCGGCGCGGATGTTGGTCTTGACCTTCACGATTCACCTCGAAGCCCTGGAATGGGCAGTCCGCCGCCGCTCGGGTCGGTGGGGGACTGGCCAGCCCCGGGCGCTGGCGGTGGTCAGCGGCCCATAGCGGCGCGGAGGTGCATCTCGGCTGCCGCGGTGTCGGTGGCCAGCTTGGCGGCGCTCCGGCCCCGATAGGGCGCGGCGAAAGCCGTCGGGTAGCACTTGCCCTTGCGAATCGTGATGAGGCCGGCCGCCTCAAGGTCGGCAGCGCAGTCGGCGCCGATGGTGGCAACAGTCAGGCGGCCGGGGCGCTCGTTGATGTTGCCGAGGGTGGCGACGCGGGAGGGGGCGAGGGCCATGGGAGGCTCCGGTGGGCGGCGGAGTGGTGTGCCGCCCTGGTCCTCTCTACTATGGCGCCACCAATCCCCGGTCAAGCGGATTCCGCCACATTCCGCCGGAAAAGATCACGCCAGCGCGAAAGGCAGCCGCAGACCTACATCGTAGATCGGGCCCCGCCGGGCCTCAGCGGCGAGGTGGCCGGGGCCTGGCTCCGCTGCGCTCCTCGCTCGGAGGGTCGGGGGGTAGGTCAGCCGCCCCGTGGTGGTGGACCTCGGACGGGTAGTGGTAGACCGTCTTGAAGGCCGTTTCAGGGTCAAGGCTGACCTTGAACTTCCACTCGACCTTTTCGAGCTTATCAATCAGCTCGTGGAGCTTGCGCAGCATCAACCCCGCGACAATCAACAAGGTCACCCCCGACGGGACCTGCCCCGAGGCCAGCGCGAGGAGCAAGGCCGCCATCGGGTCGGCGGCGGTCACCACAGGGGCCACTGCGACGGGGTCGGCGGCGTAGGCCGGCGTGAGGGTATGGAGCAGCCCGCAGACGGCCGCCACGAGGGCCAGGGGCACCGTGCGCCTCCAGCTCCACCGCTCGGCCAGGGCGACCGTGAGAAGGCCACAGGAGGGCAGCCCAAAGCCCACAGCGACCGTCGCGAGCAGAGGGCGCGCGGCGTCGAGGTCAGGCACCCGGGGGCGCAGCGCGAGAGCTGTGACGATGGGGCTGACCACACACCAGACGCCAAATCTGTAGCCAGCGAGCAGGTGAGGCCAGCGAATCGGAACCGCGACGAGGCTGAGGATCGCGAGCGGGCCAACCATGAGCGGGAGCGCGGAGAGGTTCACGGGCGACAGCTCCGAACCCACCGCCACTGCTCAGCGGCAAGACAGGCGGCGATGACGACCACGCCGACGAAGAAGAGGATGCCGTCGATCATCGGGGCTCCGGCGCGAGGGCGAGATGCAAGCCGTGCGCGAGGGCGGTGGCCATCGAGGAGATGCCCGCCGCCGACCAGAGGGCGGTGTGCGCCTCGGAGTCAAGGAAAGCGGGCTCGAGGATGAGCCCGGCGACCTTCTCGACGAGCCACAGCCCGGAAATGCAGGTGTGCCCCCGGTCGCCGATCTTGAGGCCGACGATGCGCCCGAGGCTGACCTCCGCCGGGAGGCGCGCCCGGAGCTCCGCGGCGACGATCCGTGCGGCCCGCATCCCCACCACGGAGCGGGCGTCGTGCTCGACGAGAGCGTACCGCCCCCCGCCTGCGTTGCCGTGGACCTGGACGTAGAGCCCCCGGTGGCCCTTTGCCTTCGCCTCGGCGGCTACCCAGGCGTGCCGATCGGCATAGCGCCCGAGCCCGGGGACGGTGACCACCTCGACGCCCAGCCGGCGGAGCTCCGCTTCGAGGGCGGCCCCGAGGAAGCGCACGAGCACCGCCTCCGTCTGGTGAGGCTCCGGGTCGGTCACCGCCGCCCCGCCGAGGATCGCCCCCGGGTCGTAGCCCTGGTCGGTCCCCTTCCAGCCGTGCCCGTGGTCGAGGTAGATCACGACTGCTTCCCCGCCGCCGCGGTCAGGCGCTCACGGGCGGCCCCGATGGCGGGCACCAGGAGCCAGGACAGCCGGCGCAGCGCGGGCCCGTCGAGGCGCTCGAGGAGCACGCCGCCGGGGAGGAGGTGGAGCGGGAGGAGGGCGTCAGCGACCTCCGCGATCTCCTCCGCGATCTCCTCGTCGGTGCTGCCGTCGATGAGGTCAAGGGTGAGCCCGAGCACGGCGGCGCGGACGTGGGCGAGGAGGGCCTGACGGGCGGCACGGCGGCTCACTGGCCACCTCCCGCGTCGATCACTCGCTGGTCGGCGAGGAGTGCCAGCCGGACGGATTCCAGCGAGGCGGCCCACAGGGTAGGGTCGGCGAGGTGGGCGAACGGGACGGCGATAGACACCGTAACCATTCGGTCGCCTTGCGCGGGGGCGTCGGGGATGCCGATCGAGTAGATTTCCATTCGCCGCCTCAGAGGTTCGGTGCTTCAAGAACGCGGGTCTTCCGCCAGTAGCAGGAGGTCGCCCCGTAGTCGAGATGGCCCATCGCCACCCGCAGCGTCGAGGAGGCGGTGATCCAGCGGGTATAGGAGCCGCTCGGGGTCTGCGCCTTCGACTGGTAGGCGGTGAAGACTGCGCCGGTCTTGACCGAGTCCGGGTTCACGAAGTCGGTGCAGTTCTGGTGGACGAGCAGCGTGATCTGGTAGCCGTCTTCGATGATCGTGACACACGCGGGCCAAGTGATGTCGGCCGCGTTGTCGCGCACGGTAGACTCGCTCGGCGTCGAGGCCGAATGGAAGTCCGTTTTGAGGATGTAGTTCGCCGGCTTGACCGCGTAGACCAGCGAGGACAGGGCGGCCCCGCCGTTCCATCCGGCGGCGTCGGAAATGCGCCCGAGTACGTCGATGGCACCACCCGCGGCATAGGTCGGCGCGTCCACGATCCACTGGACCATGATCTTCTGCGTCGAACTGCTCGGGGTCGCGGCAAGGAAGTCGAACCACATCTCACCGGAGTTGCCGGTGGCGTAGCTCAATTTGAGCCCGGACCCATTGACCGCGTGCCATACGGGCGAACTGACCGCGCCAGACGTGTAGGTGTTGAGAGTCTTGTAGGCGGCGCCACCAACGAGTAGCGCGATCGTGCCGGCGCTGTTCGTGGTCTGGGAGTCCACCGTGGTCCAATCGTAGGACTCCAACTGCGTCCACGTCGGCCCGGTTGGGGCATAGGCCAGCGTGCCGGTCGCCTGGGATGACTGACCGATCTCGTCGGTGACGGACTGGGTGACCGCGTAGGTGCCGGGGACGTCGGTGGTGAACGAATAGGGCCCGTAGCCGCTGCCCGAAATGGCCGCGCTCGACCCAGCGGGCCGCGCGAGCGTTGCCGTCCCTGTGGTCAGCGTGCCGATGCCGCCGGACGCTGTCGCGAAGGTGACCTCCGCCGCGCCCGCCGTCGTCGCGGTCTGCGCCGACGGGTTCGAGAAGACGATCGGCGTCAGGGCGACGGTGACCATAACGGACGCCTGCCCGGTCTGTCCGGCGGCGTCGGTCACCACCACCGTCGCGATCACCCGCTGGGCGTAGGCGGTCGTCGTGAGGGTCGGATTGGCAACCGTGGTGGACGAGAGGAGCGCGTTTGCCGAGCTTCCGTCCTGGTATTTCGCCGTCCAGGCGTAGGTGTAGCCCGGGGTGCCGCCGCTCGGGGTCGCGGTGATGGCCTGACCGCCGGGGGCACCCTGAGAGGCGGTCGCGCCCGTCGAGAGGCTCACGGTGAGGTTGGAGGCCGCGCCAGAGGACTCGGTGACCGTGACGACGAGGTCGGTGATCCGCCCGTAGCCGTCGGTGCATCGGTGCCGGACGCGGTAGGAGTCGCCGGAGGCGACGGTGAAGGTGGGCGTCGTCGTTGCTGGGTTGGTGACCGAGACGGATGAGCCGTCAGAGACCTTCGTGGCGGTCGTCGCCCACACGATGGTCCCGTCTGCGCCGGCCGTCTCGGAGAGGGTCGGGGCGTAAGTTCCCGCCGCCATAGACACGACGGCGCCCAGCGTCGAGGAGGGGGCCGGGCGGGGGCGGGTGACGGTGACCAGCCGGCGAAGCGACGTGGTGCCGCCTGGACCGGTCAGGGCGCACTCCACTGCGTACACCCCGGGGCCGTCAGGAGTCAGCGTCGTCGAGGCACTGGTGGGCGAAGCAGGGGCCGCGGTGGACGTGTAGGAGCTGTCCGGCGGCTCGGAGCACGCGGCCGACCAGACGTAGGACAGCACGCCGACCGCGTCAGTGACCTCGAGGGTGATGGCGCCGAGGGTGGTCTGCGTCGAGTCGGCACCAAGGGAGCCGGAGGGTGAGCCCTCTCCGCCCGTTCCGTTGCTGGGCCGTGCCCGCGTCGAGGAGGGCCTCACGACCACCGCCCGCCGACCAGTTCAATGATCGTGGTCACCGCGTTGTTGGTCCCCGAGTTCGGCCGCGAGCGGAAGTAGAGCGCGCCTTCGACAAGGCGGAAACTCGATCCGGTAGTCGGAGCCTCGTCGACCACGATTGAGACCTCGGTAGCGTCGGCCTCGAAGATGATGTCCACCCCGGTCGCTGCCGGCGCCGTTCCAATGACCGGCTGGATCTCCGTCGCCGAGCCTGACCCGTGGGCGCACTTCACGCGGAGCACCCGCCCCTGATCGGGGAGCGCCCGGCCGAGGGTAGTGAGGTTGAGCGGCACCTCGTCGGAGGCCTGGGCCCCGGTCTCGGTGATTCGGATCGACCACTCGCCGTCGTTTACGGTCTTCGCGATGGTGTAAGCGTGCGCCATGTCTTCGATCCTCGGTAGGCTGCGACCTCCGACCGGTGAGGGCCGGAGGTCAGGTCTACGGAGGATCAGCTCCGATAGAGGGCGGTCGCCTCGACCACGGCACCGTTGGCCGGGGCGTTGCCGGACCCGAACTGGAGCTGCGCCACACCGCCCGAGCCGCCGGTGCCGGACACGCTCCAGGTCCCAGGGGCCTGCACGATGCCGTCCACGGTGACGAGCACGGCGACCGGGGAGGCGGCGTCGAAGTCGAAGTTGAGGTTGCTGCCGTCGCCGGTGCCCATGACCTCGGGCTCACCACCGCTCGCGGCGCTCGGGGAGAGACCCTCCTGGTCCTCCTCGAAGGTCATGTCGTTGGTGCCGACGGTCGCGGCGGCCACCGTCAGCTTGAAGGTCTTCTGCGCCTCGCCGCCGGTCTTGATGTAGACCTTGAGCCCGGCGGGCAATTCGGCGGCGGCATCGCGGCTGGCGACCCGGCTCCAGGTGCCGTCCGAGCCGGTCCCCACGGTGTCAACCACGTAGATGCCGTTGGTGGGCGCCGAGGTCTGCGACTTGACGAGTACCTTGCTCCCGATGGAGAGCGTCACGCCGTCCACCACGGAGGGGGCGCCGCCGGAGAGGTTGGCGATGTTGTTGGCGGTGACGGCGTCCACCGTGTCGAAGTACAGATCGCCCGCGGCGATGGCGGTGCCGTCCTTCTGCAAGGTGCCGGTGAAATTGTAGGTGCCGGTGAGGTCGAGGTCAGCGGCGACGATGACGCCGGAGCCGATCTTCGCGGTGTTGTCGATCGCGCCGTCCGCCACCTTGTCGGCGGTGACAGCGTCGTCGGCAAGCATGGTGCTGGAGATGATGCCGGCGGTGAGGAGGCTGGACAGGGTGCGCAAGGCCATTGGGAGATCCTGGGTGCGGTGGGGAGGCGGAGCTACGCAGTGAAGGCAACCACTTCGACGGGGAGCCCCGTCATTGGCGCGTTGCCTGCGCCAAATACCAGGTCGGTGGACGTGAAGGACCAGACGGAGGCGGGCTGTGGGATGCCGTCCACCAGCACGAGGTCAACGCGGTTGACCCCGGAGTCCGGGAACGCGAACTCCAGGGTGGAGCCATCGCCCGTGCCGATGTTGACGGTGTTCTCGGCGGCCAGCGGGGTAGCGTTGGCGGTCGAGATGGCGTCGAGCTGCGCGGCAAGCTGGTCCAGCGTGCGACCGTCGGAGGTCCGGCTCTTGCGCATCCCGATCGACATCGTCACTCCGCCTGGCAGGGGCCGGCGAGGGCGTCGACCGAGTAGGTGACCATCGAGCCGTCCCCGGTGGTGTCGAGGCTGGTCACCCGGAGGTAGACCCGCTCCATGCCTGCGCAGTCGATCCGGTCCATCCACCCTTTTTCGTTGAGGGTGTAGGTCTGATCATTGATGAGCTTCCATCGCAGCGAGGGAGCAGTGCTCCCCGTCGCCGCCGTCCCGGCCCAGCAGCCCCAAATCTCAAGCGTGCCGATGGATGGATCGGCAACCGCTGCCAACACCGTGGTGCCCCCCGATGCTGTGAAGTTGAAGGAGAAGTCCGCTTCGACATCGCCTACGATGCGAAGCGTCACCGCCGCCGTGGTGGTCACCGCCCCGTCCACGTCAAGGGCGGAGGCGGTCACCACGGCGGCCTGAGCGCCCGCGTTGATGGCGGTGGCCAGCGCCACGATCGCAGCGTTCTTGCTCGCGGGTGTGGCGCTCGTGTGGGTGGTGCCGTTGATCGTGACGACGTAGGTTCCCGCCGCGTCGAAGGTTGGGATCGTGAGATCGGCCTGCCGCCGGTGGGCGTTGGCACGCATATCGAGGGAGAGCGCGCACCGGGTCGCATCGCCGATCGCGGTGCCTGCCGAGCCCGTCGGGATGTCGGTGTAGGCCGACTGGTCGTACCAGAGCGGCACCCGCCCGGCGTTCCGGGTGGCGAGCTCGTTTGCGGTCGCGAAGTTCCCACCCATCAAAGCACCGCCTGGACAGTCGCCGTCCCATAGCTTGAGACGCCGACCCGGACATCCGCCGCCGTGCCGGCCGGGGTCAAGGTCCACTGGTAGGTGTAGCTGTAGAGCGAGAAGTCGAGCGTGATCGGCAGCCCGGCGGAGACGAGCGCGGTGGTCCAGGCGCCCGTAGCCGTGAAGGTGGAGACCTCGTCGAGCGAGACGATGGCCACCCCCGCCGCCGCGTGACCGCTTCGAGGCCCCCGGTAGATCACGAAGTCGAGCGTATCCCCGGCGTCTGCCCGGTAGTATTCAAGCACGAGGCCGGTCAAGGTCTGCTGCAAGTCGAAGCCCGGGGCAGCGAAGACCATGGGCGGCTCGATGGTGCCGAGCACGGTCATCACCGCAGCCGTCTGCGACGAGATGTACGGAGGGGTCGCGGTCAGCGCGAAGTCGGGGGCCCCGACCATGACCATGCCGAACGGGCGGAGGTCGATCCGGATCGACTTCTCAACGTCAAGGCGAAGGTGGCCCTTCCGCCCGTCCGAGCCGGCGACCAAGGCCGGGAAGTTGCTCACGAGGCACCTCCGGGGGAGACGTAGACGAAGGGCGCCCACTGCGAATGGGGGGTCCGCCGCACGATGGACCGCGGGCGGTTGCCTCGGTAGACACGGCGGATCGGGTTGGTGGACCCGCTGGTGTCGGTGCCCACGAAGACCGCCCCGCCGTCGGTCGCCACCGCGTAGACCTCCACCCCCGCGCCCGCCCCAGACAGGTAGCGCCAGCGCATGGAGAGGTCCGGGCGGTCGAAGCGGCAGACGGCGCCCACGTTGGCGGTGCTGTCGTTGAAGACGACGAAGGCGGCCTCATCATCGAGGGCCAGTGCGGTCGGCACGGCGGAGGGGGAGAAGCCACCCGTCGAGGGGCTGTAGACCCGCGAGGCGGTGACCTCCCCGGTGACCAGGGCCCGAAGCTCTACCGAGGCGGCGACGCTCTCCGCGGCGGTCCAGACGGCCACCAGCGACCGGGCGTCGACAGCGAGGCGGCCCCCAGCGGTCATCACGGGTCCGCCGGTGAGGTCCCAAGGGCCCTCCACCCCGCCCGCGGTCACGTCGCCGAGCACCCCGCCCACGTAGGCCAGGCGCCGCATCGTCGCGGAGCCTGTGCCGGAGGCGCCCGCGAGGTAGACGGCGCCCCCGCAAGCTGCGACCGCCCGCACGGCCGCCCCGTGGTCGTAGGCGGTGCCGGCCGTCCCGCTGGCGAGGGGGACGGGGACCACGTAGCCGGCTTCGCGGGCGATGAAGACGGCCTCAGCGGTCGCGGCGATGTCGTTGAGGGCGCCCGATGGGGAGGTGTAGGTCCAGGCCGCGGCGATGCTCGAGCCCGTGTCGGCGACGGTGTGGCAGTCCACGTAGTAGGTGCCGCCCTGGCTGTAGAGCGTCAGGAGCTTGTCTGCGGCGCGGAGGATGCGGATCGGCGTCGGGGAGGTCGGGTGCGCGAGGGCGTAGGTGACGGCCGTCCCGCTGAGGTCCCGGAGGCGCTGGGAGACGGCGCCGCCCCCGCGGCCGATGGTGTAGACCCGCCGACCGTCCGAGGTGACGGAGACGATGTCGGTGGCGAAGGTGAGCGAGGCCTTCGTCGTGCCCGGGACCGCTGCCGAGGTGGTGTCCTCGGTGAGGATGCCGAGCTGCCGATCGGCTGCCGCGTCAATGAAGGCGCCGAGGTCAGTCCAGCCCTCCACATAGGCGGCGGCCCGTCCGGCCTGCTGGAGGAGCCAGTTCAGATAGGAGGCCGACAGGGGATTGCCTGCCTGAAAGCCGACGCCCTTGATGGCGGATGGGGGCTCGGTCAGCTCCGCCGCGGAGTCGGTGGCCCATTCGTATCCGTCGGCGGCAGTCATTCAGCCCTCACATGACGCGCCAGGAGCGCGGTGCCGAGCATACCCGAGGTCGGATCGCCCGCGAAGCCCTGGAAGCCGCTGACGGCCTCCATCAGCACCATCTCGATCCCCGCGGGCTTGATCTCCGCCATGAACCGCGCGACCCGTCGCCGGATGTCGCTCGGCATGTAGGAGCCCCGAACGGTCGTGAGCGTGAAGGCGGCGGGGTAGGCGGTGAGGATGCGGGCGGTCCCAGCGGTCAAGGCGGCGTAGATGCGGATCAACTCGTCCTCGGAGGAGGTCGAGAGGTTCGCCAGGATGCGCGCCCGGATGAACTGCCGGAGCCAGGTGTCGTCGAGGCCGCCCCGCTCCTCGCCTACCAGCTCCGCCCACTGGTCGAGCGCGGCCCCCGTGGCGAGGTCCAAGCCGGTCGAGACGTGGAGGTCGAAGATCTCGTCCTCGGCCGCCTGGAAGGCCGCCGCGAGCCCCTTCCAGAGGGCGATCCACCGGGCGGTGCGCGTGAACTGCGACGGCGCCAGCCGACGGAGGATGAGGCCCTCATAGTCGGCCTCGTAGGCGAGGCGGGTATCGGCGCCGCTCACAGGCCCACCGTGATCGTGCCGATGGCGGCGATCTGGTTGGCGGTCGGCTCGACGGTCGCGGCCCCGTTCAAGGTGACCGTGATCCGCCGGATGCCCGCCACCTCGGCCCGGACGTACTCTTCCACGTCCTGGTCGTCGATGTAGCCGCCCACCGTCGCGGTAAGGAAGTAGGCGGTGACCGCGTCTTCGACGAGGTCGTCAACGTCCCCGATCGCGTAGCCGGAGGCCAACACGAGGGTCGCCGCGACGTTCACGGTGAGGGTCGAGGCGTAGGCCCACCGCACCGTCTTCGAGCGCCCATCCGCCCCTGTCACCGTGGCCGACTGCGCCCCGTTCGTCTCGATGCCCACCGGCAGGCGCCGGTAGATGACCGCAGCGACGGCCTCCCGCTGGGCGGTCGTCAGCGAGGAGGGCCAGAGGATGACGCCCACCGACCGGGGCTCGAGGGTCACGCCCGAGACGGTGGCTGCCACGTCGAGGGTGTTCTCCACCACGATCGCGGCCTCGATGAAGTCCAAGGCGATCAGCCCGGAGCGCATCGCGGCGGCGCTGCCCGTCCCGGCGACTCGGAGCGCCTGCTGTCGGCGGAGGCGGAGGGCGGCGTCCGTCTCAATGTCCCGCCCGGTCACAGCCGCGGCGGCGTTCGTGACCGCGGTCCACCCGGAGACGGGGGTGGTGATGGCATCGATCTCCCCGATCGCGGCCACGATGGCGCCCACGTCCTGCGCCGTCACCGTCCCCGAGCCCGTCCCGCTGGCGAGCGTCACGGAGGCGTCCAGCGTCCACCGTGCCAGCCCGTCGGGGCCGCCCCCGCTGACCACCGCACCGGCCGGGATGACGGTGCCAGAGGTCCCCGTGAGGGTCACCGCGGCGGTCGAGTAGGTGGCGTCAAGGCGCGAGACGCCGACGATGGTGCAGAGGTCGTCCTGCTGTGCCCCGGTCGCGTTGTTCGGAGACCGGGCATCGTAGACGGCCTGGGCGGTCTCGCCGAGCCGCCCAAGGCACGCGGCGACAACGCTGGTGATGGACCCGAGCACCACGTCGGCCGACCAGTCGATCTCCGCCGTGACGCCCGCCGCCGTCAGCTCCGCAGCGATGGCCTCGCGGGTGATCGTCAGGTACTCCGCCGACCGAATCGGGGTGTAGCCGGCGGAGGTGAGGCCGCTCATCGGAGGCGTCCCGACCCGCCGATAGAGGCGATCGAGAGGTTGGGGGCCTGTCCGCCGCCGAGGGTGAGCGAGACGGGGACGGCCTCCCCTCCGTCGAGGCGGACGGTCCCGGTCACGGTCACCGCGTCGACCACCTGGGAGCCGGCGAGGTCTTCAACGGCGGCTACCCCGGGGACGGTCGCAAGCTGGAGCTGCACCAGCACGAGGAGGGCCGCCATGTCGAAGGGCCGGACGGAGAGGAGCTCCACGAAAGGGAGGCCCATCGCCTGGTCGTAGATGGCCTCGCCCTTGTGCATCTGGAGGCGCACCCGGCACCGCTGCGCCGCGACCTCGGCACCCGTCCCGAGCCGCGTGGTCGGGTAGAGGTCGCCGTCGGTGTCGAGGAGGATGTCGAGACTCATAGGGCCTTCACCTTCGTGCTCACGTATCCGCCCGCCGTGACCCCCGCACGGAGCGCCGTGATGGCGGCGAGGAGGGCGGTCTTCTCCGGGGCTCCTCCGCCCGCCGTGGCCACCCAGGCGGCAAGGGCGGCGAGGAGGGTGTCGAGCGCGGCGAGGAAGGGGGTGCCCAACACGAGCGGGGAGGTGGCCAGCGACGAGCCGATCCGGATGTCGCCGGTGTCATCCCAGATCACGAGGGCGCCGGCGGCGTAGGCGTCGGAGGGCAGGGCGGCCCCTCCGCTGCGCAGCCCGGCGATGGCGACCGCGTCTTGGAGGTCGTGACGCCGCGGGTCGAGGGGCTCCTGTCCAGCTCCGCCCGAAGCCCTCCACTCGTCGATAGACCGCTCGCAGAAGCAGACCAGGACGGTGTCACCGGCGACGAGGTCACAGGTGATAGCCGAAGTCGAGCCCCCGAAGAAGACAACGGGGACGCCGCTGATTGGCTGCGCCTTCACGGGGGAGGTGGTGCCGTCGGCGTTGCGCTTTGCGAGGGAGACCCCGAGTTCCACCGTCGCCGTCTGGGACGCCCTGTCGTAGCTGAGTACCTTCCCCGGCTGCGACGTATGGACGCTGGCCACCTGGGCGGCGATGGCGGCCCGGAGCACCTCCGCACGGCTGGGAGCGGCTGCACTCACAAGCGGCTCCCGGTCGCCGTCACGTAGAAGTTCTGGCCGTAGTTGCTACCCTCAAAAACTACCTTCTCCGCCCGGTAGTCCCCGCTGTGCTGCTCGGCCTCCAACCGAAAGAGCTTCCCGGGTCGCAGGGTGGGGGCGATCAAGGCCTTCACCTCGATCCCGTCGTCCTTCGCCGAAGGGCTCCCGATGAGGTTCCCCGCCGCGGCCGAGAAGACCTGCGCCGTCTCCCCCGAGGTCTGCCCGCGGCCGATGAGCTGCACAGCCCCGTCCCGGATGGTCCACTGCGCCCCGACCATCGCGGCGAGACGGGAGAGGACATCCCGAGCGGGGCCGGTCGCCGAGAAGCCCCGGGGGAGCTCTCGGTCGGGGATGTCGGCGAGGTAGCCGGAGGGGAGGCCCATCTGCGCGAGGGCGGCGTCAAGGATCACCCGGAGCTGCGTCGGGCCGGCAAAGCCCACGGAGATCGTGCTCTCGCGGTAGGCGGTGCCCCCGTCGCTGGCCTCGATCTCGAGCTTGCGCGTCTCCCCCTCGCGGATCGCCTTGCATCCGCCCGGGGTCGGGTTGCCCTGGAAGATGAGCATCGGGACGCCAAGCGCCGCATCCTGGTAGCCGACGAGCAGGCGGACGATCGCCCCGGGGGCCTGGCAGAGCGCGATCGTGTCCGGCGCGAGGTTAAACGCCGTGATCTTTGCCTTGTTCGGCGTCGGGTCCATGGTCATTTCGACGCGGAAGTCTACGTGGATGCCGTCGAAGCTCTTGCCGGCGCCCGTCGAGGAGGCGAACTGAAGCACCACCTTGCGCTCGAACAGCCTCACAGGGTCACCGTGATCCCGAAGTCGTCGGCGGTCGCCCGGGTCACGTCCGCCCGGGAGTAGTAGACGAGCTCCACGTCGCCCCCGATCTGCTCGCGGGTGTACTCGGCGGGGCCCCTCACAAGGAGGTAGCCCGGGGGCATCCCCTCCAGCTTGATGTTGGCGATGGGGCTCCACTGCGTTGAGACGCGCCGACCGAGAGCAAGGGCGGTGCCGTCAAGCAGGGAGAGGTCGAGGTACCAGGCCGCCAGCCGGTCACGCCAGTAGAGCCGCACCCGGTACTGCACGGCGTCGAGGGTGACCGTCTGGATCGTGTCCGCCTGGGCGGGGAAGGTGGCGAGGATCTTTCCCATCACTCCCCCTCGACAGCGTCGTAGATGGCGGCGAGGGCGGACTGGTCGCCCTCTTCCTCGGCGGTCGCGGTCCCCGACCCGTCTCCCGTGTCCACCGTCGCCTGCTCGCCCGCGTCCGTCGAGGCCGTCGCCGAGGCCGCCTCCGTCGGGGCCGGGTCCGGCACGTCGATCGTGACCTCCTCCGAGGTCGCAAAGGCCACCACCTGGAAAGCGAGGTCGAACTTGAGCGCCTGCCGCTTCGTGTCGCTGTGCCGCCAGCGGGTCAGGAAGCAGGGGTAGAAGACCCCCCGGGCGGTCGTGATGGTGATCGGCCGCGTCTCGATGGACCGCAGGAAGGCCACGGTCGCGTCGAGGCGGGCCTTGCCCCCGCTGGCGATGCCAGCGAGGGGGAGCATCCCCGCGAGGGGGGAGGCGGTCATCAGGGCCGACGCCGAGAGGGGCATGGGCTCGCGGATCGCATGGTCCGAGACGGTCGCGCCGGTCTCGATGGGGTGCGAGGTGACCCGGACGGACGGCGAGTAGGTGATCGTCTCGACCGCGTCGAAGGCCAGCACGCGGCCATCTTCGGCCGTGATCGCGAGCGGGGGCGCCCTCATGCCGCAGCTCCGGCGCTGAGGTCGGTGAGGGCGCGGGTGTCCTGGTCGGCGAAGTCACGGATCAGGGCCTTGACCTGCTCCTCGGTGAGCCCCACGCCGCTGATCTGGTAGGTGTTCGCCATCGTCGCGGAGGTGGCCGGGGCACCGCCCGCCGCGCCCGCTGTGGGGCTCACAGGGGCGCCTACGGCCGTCGAGGCCCCGACACCCACCCCGGGCGCTCCGAAGGCGCTGGAGGCCGCCCCGGCGGCGCCCTCGCTGCCCGCGGCGGCGCTCGGTACCGAGGCCCCGGAGAGGGAGGCGACCCCTCCGGTGATCATCCCGATCCCGGCCGCGAGCTTGTCGATGTAGGGCGCGATCGCGTTGAGGGCGGCCATGAGGTTGTTCGTGATGAAGTTGACGAACCGCTCGAGCGGCGGGAGGAGCTTGGCGAAGGCGGAGGAGCCCGCGTCACCGATCGGGGCGAGGGCCGCGAAGAGGGTTCGCCCGAGCAACACGAGGGCGTCGAAGAGGCGCACCACCGAGCCCAGCACCCCCTCGGAGTTGCGCCACTGGTCGACGAACCGCCCGATGAGGGAGTCGCCCCCTTGCAGGTAGGTGTAGAGGTCCTCGATGACCAGGACAACGCCCGCCACGGCGGCGGCGGCAGTCGCGAAGGCCCCGGCGATGGCGATCACCAGGGGGAGCATCCCGGAGACGAGGCCGAGGAAGATCCCGACGCCCGAGATGATCGCGCCGACGATGGCAACCACGGTGCCGAGGGCGATGGCGAGGCCGGTAAGGGCGGTCGCAAGGAAGCCCACCGCGACGGTGACCACCTTGAAGACGTTGTCCCAGCCGATCGTGCTCTCAACCACGGAGTCGATCACGTCGGCCACGGTGCCGATCACTCGGAAGACAGCGCCGAGGAGGGTGCTGAGGACGGTCAGTCCCTTCCCGATCAGCTCCCGGTTCGCGAGGTACCACTCCTTAAAACCGTCCACCAGCCGCTGGAGGAACGGGAGGAGGGCGGTGCCGATGTCGAAGGCGAGGCCCCGCACCACCCCCTTGAGCATGTCCATCGAGTCGCCGAAGGCGTCCGCGGCGGCCACGTCCTCGTCGGAGAGGACGATGCCGAGCAGCTTCGCCTCCGCTCGCATCGCCTCGATGCCTTCGGTCCCCTGGGAGAGGAGCGGCATCAGCTTGGCGGCGCTCTCCCCGTACAGAGCCTGCGCGGCGGCGGCCCGCTTCGCTGGGTCCTCGATGGCGGCGAGGGCGGCGGTGGTCTCGTTGAAGAGCTGCTCGGAGGACTTCACCTTGCCGTTGGCGTCGGTGACGGAGATCCCCAGCGCCTCGAAGGCCTTCGCCGCGGCCTCGTCTCCGTTCGCCGCCTTCCCGGCCATCGCGGAGACCTTGCCGAGGGAGGCCTCCAGGAGCTCCATCGGGACGCCGCACTGCTCGGCCGCGTAGGCAAGCTCTTGGTAGGCCTGGGTGCTGAGCCCCGTGCGGGCGGCCCCATCGGTCGCAGCGCTGCCCGCCTCGACGGTGGCGGAGACGGCCCCAACGAGGGCGGCAGCAAGGGCGGCGGCGGCGATGGCAGCGGCCTTCATCGCCATCTCGGCCAGCTCGATCGCGGCGGAGAAGTCGAGCGCGGCGCCCGTGTCGGCGTCTACACCGAGGGCGACCAGCAGCTCCTTGATGACCTCACCGCCCGCCGCCATCTACCGCCCCTTCGGCGCGTTCTTGCGCCGCTCGTGATCCTCGATGGCCTCGATCGCGTCAAGGGCCATGTGGGCGTCGATGATGTCCCCGACGCTCCACTGCCCCTGTATCTCCGCGAGGGTGCCCGGCCGTCGGTCGCGGTGAAGGACCAGCCGCCACACCAGCCAGTCCACCCCCTCGTCCACGGTCGCCTTCATCACCCGGGCAGTGAAGGGGTCGCGCTCGCCGACTTCGCCTGCCCGGCGATGAAGGTAGCGAGCGGCCCGAAAAAACCGTTGTAGACCGTCACCTTCTGGACGGCCTGGAGCGCCTCCCAGTAGTTGCGGGCGTAGGCCGCGTCGAAGTTCGCGGGGTTCTTGAGCGCCTTTCCGTCGCGGGTGGTCTCCGCGAGGATGGCGGCCTCGATGTCGGCGGGGAGGCTGCCGAGGGCGATGGAGAGGGCCGGGCCAGCGGCGGCAAGGTCGATCTGCGCCAGCAGCTCCCCGGCGCCCCGCCCGCTCTTGAGCGCCGAGATCATCCCTGGGGGGATGAGGGCGAGCAGCGAGGGCGCGAAGACGGCGAAGAGCTGGTGAACGATCCGCATCCCCGCCTGCGGGCGGTGAGGGGTGACCACGTACTTGTGTTCGACGCCGTCAGCGTCGTAGAGGGTGAACTCGAGCGGGTCGTGGTGGCTCACAGGTTCGCCCCATACACGATGGTGGGCCGGTTGATGAAGCCCTTGATCTCGACGCCGGAGACGGTCTTCGCCTTCGTGATGCTCGGGACATCGGTGAACACGAAGTAGCGCGACCGCACGAGGTCACCGGTGATCTCGTCTTGCATCAAGAAGGGGAGCTCCGCGATCGGCGCTTCGAGGCGCTGGACGTCGTAGAGGCCCATCAGGTCCTTGTAGGCCTTGGAGGTGGCCATCAGGGAGATCGTCACCGTGTGCGTCTTGACGTTGGAGCGGGAGAAGGTCGCGTCGCCGTCGGCGCCGTGGGTGACCTCGCCGGCCGCCTCGACGGGCTCGATGACGATGGCGTCCCCGTCGCCAAAGCCGGAGATGGCGAAGGTTCCGATCACGAGGTTGACCCGCGCGAGGTCGTAGGTGCGGAGGGGGGCCATGTCAGATCACCGCCGTGGTCGAGAGGGTGAAGGGGAAGGCGAGGGACCGGGCGGAGGTGACGTTCTGGGCGACGATGGTGTACCTGAGCCTCGCCGCGGTCAGGTCGGCCGCGGAGATCGCCACGTTCGACACCTGGATCTGCCCATCGACGAAGTGCCCGGCGGTGACGCCGCGCTGGAGGATCGAGAACGCCGCTGCGTTGCCCACCGCCTGCCCGGTGCTGGTGACCGGGAGCTTCTGCCCGCGGGCGCCGTAGGCCACGATGAGGTCGGCGATGGCCTCGCGGATGCGGGTGGACACCCACATCCCAGTCACCACCTCGGAGATCTGGAGCCCAGACATGACGTGCCCGGGGTCCACGTAGAG